TCGGCGGCCGCTCCATTCCGAGCTTCAAGAACAGCTCCACATCGGCCGCTGCTGCACTGCAGCCGACATTTGCTCAGAACCGCGTGAGCATCTGGCAGGGCGCCTGTGGATCAAACGCTCCTGTCGTCATCGGCACCGCCACGCTGACCGCAACAGGCACCGCAACATCCGCCAACATCGCCACCACCAACAGGCAGACGCGAACGCAGCGCCTTGAGTATCTCGTTACGACCGCATCAACCTCAGCGGTTGCTGGCTGGCGCTACCCCAACCTCGGCTGGACTGTTGGCGGCGCTGCTGCGGACGAAGGCGGCTTCTTTTGTGTCTGCCGCTGGGGGCCAGCTACCGGCGTCGCAACAGCCACGAACCGCGCCTTTGTCGGCATGGCCAACACCACTGCTGCGCCGACCGACGTTGAGCCGAGCACGATCACCAACATCGTCGGCATGGGCTGGGACGCAGCAGACGCCAACATCCAGATCATGCACCGGGGCACTGCTGCAATCACCAAGGTCAACCTCGGCGCCAGCTTCCCCGTGCCAACAACAGACCGCACCAAGGCTTATGAGCTGGTGATGTTCTCACCCCCCGGCAGCACGCAATCGGTGAGCTACACCGTGACCGATCTCGGCACCGGAGCCACGGCCTCTGGCACGATCAACACCAACATGCCAACCAACACCACGCTCCTGGCCCCGCGTGGCTGGATGAGCGTTGGCGGCACCAGCAGCGTGATCGGCATCGCCCTGATGAGCTGCTACCTGGAGACCGACTACTGATGACAACCCGCCGCGAAACAATCCTCGCTGCCGTCCGCACGGCGCTTACCAACACCACCGGCGTCGGCGCGCGGATCTACCGCAGCCGGGTGGAGCCGATCAGCAGGGCCGAAAGCCCGGCGATCGTGGTGGAGCCACTCACCGAAACGGCAGACAGCTCAGTCGTTCCCAAGCTGGACTGGCAGCTGACCATACGGGTGGCAATCATCGTGCGCGGCAGTGTCCCCGATCAGCTTGCTGATCCGATCGTGGAAGATGTGCATCGCAAGCTGCTGAGTGACACCGCGCTTCTGGCGCTGGTGGTGGAGATCGTGCCCACACGAATCAGTTTCGATAGCATGGAAGCAGACCAGCCGGCTGGTGTGGTGATGATGGATTATTCCATCCGCTACCGCACGCAGGCCGCAGACCTTTCACTAGCGTGAGGTTTAACATGGTGGACGACAACCACGGCAAAGGCGGCACCTACACCGTCGATCCGAAAACCGGCAAACTCCAACTGGTGGAAGGGTCCCGCACGGAACCACAACCCACGCAGGCTGAGCTTGATGAGCAGACGGCATCCGCCGCCGCTCAGGCCGAACCCCCCAAGGCTCCCGAGCCTGTCATTGCAACCTCCAACGAGTCTTGAGGTAATCGGTCATGCCACTTCTCTACAACAAGCGCGTCCTGCTCGCCAAAACCGAGAGCACCTACGCCACGGACTCGATCCCCACGGGTGCAGCTAACGCAATCCTGGTGCGCAACCTCGACCTGCAGCCGATTGATTCTGAGCAGGTTGATCGCGATTTGGTGAAGCCGTACTTCGGTGCTGACGACATCCTGATCAGCAACGTCCGCAGCCGGATCACGTTTGAGGTGGAGATGGCCGGCTCGGGTGCGCTTGGCACCGCGCCGAAGTACGGCCCGATCCTCAGAGCCTGTGGCATGGCAGAAGTCGTCACGGCCAGCACCAAGGTGACATACACCCCGGTGTCGGAGTCGTTCAGCTCCTGCAGCATCTACGTCAACATTGATGGCGTCACCCACAGGGTGACCGGCTGCCGCGGCACTGTGTCGCTGAACATGACCGTGGGCCAGATCCCGGTCTATCAGTTCGAGCTGATGGGCATCTATAACGGCCCGGTTGATGTTGCGTTCTCAACAGTGGCAGCTGTCTATACCGGCTTCCAGGCACCTCTGGTGTTCAACAACACGAACAGCAGTGCATTCCAATTCCACAGCTACGCCGCCGAGCTTCAGTCGCTGGAGCTGCAGGTGGGCATGGACATGGTGTACCGCGAGCTGGTTGGCAACACCAAGGAAGTGCTGCTGACCAATCGCAGAACAGGTGGAACGGTGCAGTTTGATGCCGTGACGATGGCGACAAAGAACTATTTCACGCTGGCTACCGCTAGCACCAACGGCAACTGCACGGTGACCCACGGCACGGTCAACGGCAACAAGGTGCGCCTCACAGTGCCACGCGCCAACATCACGACGATCAACTACGTTGAGGCCAACGGCATCACGCAGTACAACGTACCATTCGTTGCCCTGCCCTCCAACGGTGCCACGGGCGATGACGAGTTCAGCATCGAGGTGCTTTGATGCTGTCGATCAACTTTCCCACCATCTGAAAGGATCACTGCATGGCATTTGTCCTCAAGCAGTCCGACACCTACACCTGGCCGGTTTCCTTTGACATCCCTGTCGATGGTGGCCGGCATGAGCGGCAAACCTTTGATGGCGAGTTCAAGCGCCTTCCGCAAAGCCGTGTTGGCCCGATGGTTGCAGAGCTGCAGCAGCTTGAGGATCTAGGCGACCTTGAGCGCCTTACCGAAATGGCCAAAGAGGTGCTGGTCGGCTGGACTGGCGTCACCGGTGACGACGGAAAGGAGATCCCCTACAGCGAGAAGGCGCTGGCGCAGGTGATGGAGGTGCCGCTGTTGGCGGTGTCGATCATCAAGGCTTACATGGACAGCATCAAAGGAGCCAAGAGAAAAAACTGACAGAGGCCGCCGAGCATTGGGCCGGCGGCAGTGTCAAAGACGAGACGCAAGATGATGCGGCGTTGTTTGGCCTGATCATGCCAGATCAACCAAGCAGCGACTTTGAGGTGTGGGATGAAAACTGGGCGGTGCTTGAGATGTTCCTGCGCGTGCAGACGCAATGGCGCACCACCATGAACGGAGTGCTGGGCCTCGACTATGGCGCAGTGGCATGGCTCTTTAAGATGTACGCAGTGGAAGACCCGCGCGCGCTGCTGGAGGATCTGCAGATCATGGAAGCCGCCGCGATGACGGTCATCAACAGCAGGAGCAGCTGACATGGCCATGAACATGGATGCCCTGCTCCGCATCAAGGCGGACGTTCAAGGCGAGAACAACATCCGCCGGCTTGGCAACTCCATGCAGGGGCTGCAGGGGCAGGCTAAGAACGCGGCAATGGGGTTTAACAACCTCAAGGGTGCTGTGGCCGGCTTTGGCGCAGCCATCGCCGGCAGTGCCATCGTGGGCGGCCTGAGTGCAGTTGTAAAAAAGTCGATCGACGCAGGCGATGAGCTGTTCAACCTGCAGGCAAAAACTGGCATTGCAGCCAAGGCGCTGATTGGCCTGGGCAACGCGGCCAAGCTGGCAGATGTCGATCAGGGCACCCTTGCCAAGGGCCTCACCAAGCTGAGCGTAAATCTGGTCAGAGCGGCCGAGGGCAACGATGATCTAGCGCGGAAGTTCCAAGCGCTTGGCGTGAAGGTAAAAGACGCCAACGGTCAAGTTGTACCAGCCGACAAGGCGCTTAAGCAGCTAGCTGATCGCTTCGCTGACATGCCAGACGGAGCGCAGAAGGCGGCCGCGGCCGTTGCGCTGTTCGGCAAATCTGGCGCCGAGCTGATTCCGCTGCTGAACGAAGGCGCGGCCAGCATGGAAAAGTTCAGCTTCAAGGTAGGCGAAGACTTTGCCGCGAGATCGGATCTTTTTAACGACACGATTACCGAGCTGGGCATTAAGACGCAGGGCTTTGGGCTTGAGCTGACTGATGCGTTGCTGCCGGCGCTGCAGTCCATTCTGGAGGTGTTCAGCGATCTGTTTGATACAAAGCAGGACTGGACGGCACTCTTCAAGATCATTGAGGTGGGCATTCGCGGCGTGGCGCTTGTGATCTACACCGTGGTGAAGGCGGTGGATGTGCTGATCAAGAACATCGTCGCAGCAGTGCAAGCAGCGCAGGCCGCATTCTCGGGCGACTTCGCCGGCGCGTGGAACGTCATTACCAGTCGGGTAACAAGCGGCATCGAGGAACAGAAGAAGATCCTGGCCGACCTCAACAAGCTGGCATTTGGGTCTGCCCCCTCCCCGGGCACCGGCCGCCGCACAGGTGGCCGCAGCATGGCGCTCGACACTAGCGAGGCGGACAAGGATGCAGCAGCTGAGGCCAGGCGGCGCGCAGCTGAGGCCAAGCGGCGCGCAGCTGAGGCCAAGCGCGCTGCAACGGAGCAGGAACGGTTGGAGGAACGCCGCACCTCCCTAGCGCAAAAAGCACTTTCCTTGCAGGAACAGCTGCGGCGTAGCGTCGAAGATGTGAACGCGGCCTACGAAGGTGTCGGCGCATCGCCAGTTGATCAGCTCTTCCTTGACCGCAACGAAGCGCTGACTGAGAACAATCGGCAGATAGATGATCTCACCCGCAACGTGGTTGAACTGTGGCGGGAGATTCAGGATGCTGGCGGTTCGATGGACATCACACCATTCCGTGACCTGATCGACGCAATCTCCCGTGCCAACGTTGCACTGGCTGACAAGCAATACCAGCAAGGTATTACTGATCTGTGGGATCGCCAAGGCGAAGCGATCGACAAAGCTACCGAGTCGGTCTGGGAAAACGCCCGCGCGTTGCAATACAACAACGACATCATGGGCGGCTTGAAGGATGGCCTTAGCGGTTACATCGAGCAGATCGGCACCATGCGCGATGCGCTGTCGAGTCTTGGCCAGCAGGCATTCCAGGGCATCGAGGATGCGCTGGTCTCGCTGGTGACGACCGGCACCACCAACTTCCGCGAGTTTGCGCGCAGCATCCTCGAGGCCACGTCGCGGATGATCATTCAGCAGCTGGTGCTCAAAACCATCATGCAAGCAATCGGCGCAATCGGCGGCGGCGGCTTTGGTGGGTTTACGCAGCTCAACGCCAGCGGCATTAACTTCAACCCTGCCGCGTTCTCTGGCGCGAAACTGTTTGCTGATGGCGGCATCATGACCGGCAACGGCCCGGTGCTGCTGAAGAAATACGCCAGCGGCGGCGTCGCCAACAGCCCGCAGCTGGCGATGTTTGGCGAGGGCTCGACGCCTGAAGCCTATGTGCCGCTTCCTGATGGCCGGCGCATTCCAGTGGCCATGCAAGGTGGTGGCGGCAGCAGCACCAACGTGACCGTCAACGTGGACGCATCCGGCGGCACCAACGTGCAGGGCAATCCTGGGCAAGCGGAGGCACTGGGCCGCGCTGTATCGCAAGCGGTGCAGAATGAACTGGTACGCCAGAAGCGCCCTGGCGGTCTCTTGGCGGCCTGATCATGGCAACCTTCACCTACGTTCCCGAGTATCCACCCACTGAGGTCAGCCAGCCGCGGGTCCGCAGGGCGCAGCTGGGCGATGGCTATGAGCAGCGCATCAGGTTTGGCCTCAACGCCGACCTCAAAACCTGGCAGCTGACCTTCAAAGCGCGCGACAACACTGAAACCACTGCCATTCGCAACTTCCTGCAGGCGCGTGGCGGCTACGAATCGTTCACATGGACCCCGCCCCTATGGTCCGCGGTTGCTGGTCAGTATGTTTGCGAGGAATGGCAGATCACCGCGGACGCCTACAACCTCAACAGCATTACTGCCACCTTCCGCCAAGTGGCTGAACCAGCATGACCGTTCCCCAGTCAATCACTCAAGAGCTTCAGCAGATTGCGCCTAGCGCCATCATCGAGCTGTTTGTGCTTGAGCTGAACGCATTGCAGCACGGTGTTGCCGACACCTACCGTTTCCACTCTGGCACCAATCTGAACGCCAACGGCGCAGTGATCTGGGCTGGTAACACCTACATCCGGCTTCCGATTGAGGCTGAGGGCTTTGAGTACAGCGGCAACGGCCAACTGCCGCGACCGAAGATCCGCGTGAGCAACATCATCGGAACAATCACGGCATTGTTGCTGTCGTTGCCGGATGGCCTTGAAGGCGCAAAGGTAACGCGCATCCGCACGCTGGCGCGATACATCGACGGCGCCAACTTTCCTGGCAGCGTTAATCCTTACGGCACGCCAGATACAACGGCCGAGTTCCCGCGTGAGATCTACTACGTGGACCGCAAGTCCACCGAGACGCGCGACGTGGTGGAGTTCGAGCTGGCGGCTTCCTTCGATCTTGCCGGCGTGCGGGCTCCGAAGCGCCAGTGCATCAGCAACATCTGCCAGTGGGTCTACCGTTCTGCCGAGTGCGGCTATGACCCCACTGGGCCAGCAGCACGGCCACTGCGCGAGCACTACGCAGCCTTCGGCTACACAGAAAATCGCAACATCAACAGCACTGGGCAGTTCAACGCAACGTACTACTTAGCAACTTACGCAGATGTTGCAGCTCTCTACACGCTTGCTACTGCAAATCAGCATTTTCGTAACTATGGTGTTTGGGAGGGCCGAAGCGGCAACGCTGGGGGGCAGTTCAATGCAAGTTACTATCTAAGCACCTACCCAGATTTGAATAGTATTGTTTACTTCAACGAGTCTGACCAAGGTGTGAACAGCTTATCGCTTGATGTATGCGGCAAGCGGTTGAACAGCTGTCAGGCGCGGTTTGGAACGACCGCTCAGCTGCCGTTCGGATCCTTCCCCGGCATCGGGACCTATACCTCATGAGCTGGCGCGTCGCTGCACTTGAGCACGCAAAGGCGGAAGACCCCCGCGAAGCCTGCGGGTTGCTGGTGGTTGTCAAAGGCCGCGAGCGTTACTGGCCGTGCCGCAACCTGGACCCCGGCACCGAGCAATTCATCCTTGATCCGCTCGACTATGCCGCAGCTGAAGATGCCGGCAAAATCCTCGCGGTGATCCACAGCCATCCGGTGACCCCGCCAGTGCCGAGCCAGGCGGACATGCTGGCGATCGAGCGCAGCGATCTGGCGTGGTGGATCGTCAACCCAAAGACCGAGGCATGGAGCGATGAACTGCACCCAACCGGCTACAAGGCGCCCCTGATCGGCCGCCAATGGGTCTGGGGGCTGCTTGATTGCTGGACGCTGGCCCGCGACTACTACGCGGAGCAGGGTCTGCAGCTGCGTGACTGGGAACGGCCGCTGTCGCCCGATGCGTTTCTGGCTGATCCGATGTTTGACCGTTGCTGGAAAGCCACCGGATTCCGCGAGCTGGATGAAGATGAGCAGCTGCAACCGGGCGACCTGCTGCTGATGAGCATCGGCAGTGCAGGGCTCAACCATTGCGCGGTCTACCTGGGCGATCAGCTGGTGCTGCACCACCTTCAGGGGCGCCTCAGCAGCCGTGACCTCTATGGCGGATGGCTCCTAAAATGCACAGGAAGGAGGCTGCGCCATGCTTCGTAAGATCCGCCTGTATGGGCAGCTGGCCAAGTTCATCGGCAAACGGGTGCTCGAGGCCGACGTGGCCAGCGCAGCCGAGGCGGTGCGGTTTCTGGTCGTCAACTGGCCGGAGCTGGAGCAGCACATGGCCAACCAGCACTATCGGGTGAGCGTTGGCAGCTATGACCTAACGCTGGAAGAACTTCACGACCCGGCCGGCCTGCAGGAAATCAAGATTGTTCCCGTCGTCGCCGGCGCCGGCGCGGTGGGTCGGATCATTGCGGGCGTGGCGTTGCTAGCCGTTGGCCTCTTTGTTCCCGGCATCGGTGCGCTAGGCGTCCAACTGCTTGTAGGTGTCGGCGCCAGCTTGGTGCTCGGCGGCGTGGCGCAGCTGCTGACGCCAGTGCCAAAGATCCCGAATGGCACGGATGGTGACCAAGACCCCCGCAAGACCTACAGCTTCTCTGGAGTCCAGCAAACCAGCCGCCAGGGCGTGCCGGTGCCGATCGTCTATGGCGAAACGCTCGTGGGCTCTGTCGTGATCTCGGCCGGCATCGACACTGTGCAGGTGGCAGGATGACCAGGATCGGCGGCGCTGGCGGTGGTGGTGGCAAAGGTGGCGGCGGCAGCTCGCGGCGCACCCCCACAGAGGCCGCTGACAACCTCAGCAGCACGCAATACGCGCAGGTGCTGGACCTGCTCAGCGAGGGTGAGATCCAAGGGCTGAAGAATGGCCTGCAGTCGATCTTTCTGAATAACACCCCGCTGCAAAACCCGAACGGGTCCTTCAACTTCAAGAACGTCACCGTTCAAACCCGCAACGGCACCCAAGCTCAGGCGTACATCCCCGGAACACCTGGCATCGAGGATGAGAAGCCGGTGGGCATCGTGGTGGAGCAGGCTACGCCGATTGTCCGCACGATCACTGACGCGAACGTGGACGCTGCACGGATCACCATCACAGTGCCGCAGCTGCAGCGCTTCACCAATCAAGGCGACATCGTTGGCAGTGTCTTTCGGCTGCAAATTGCCGTGCAGTACAGCGGTGGTGGCTACACCACTGTGATTGATGACACGATCGCCGGCCGCACGGCCGATGCGTATCAGCGCGACTATCTGGTGCAGCTGGCCACTACGCCTGCAGACATCCGCGTGAAGCGCATAACGGGCGACAGTTCGGAGCAAGACGTTGGCGGGTTCTCTGCAAACATCGTCAATGCTTTCAACTGGTCCACCTACACCGAAATCGTTTACGCCAAGCTGAGCTACCCCAACAGCGCGCTGGTCAGTCTGCGGGTAGACGCTGAGCAGTTTTCAAGCATCCCCAGTCGCTCCTACCTGATCCGCGGCATTAAGGTCCGCATCCCGAACAACGCCACGGTGGACTCAGCCACCGGCCGCCTGATCTACAGCGGTGTCTGGAGCGGCACGTTCGGCGCTGCTCAGTGGTGCTCTGACCCCGCCTGGATCCTGTGGGACCTGCTCACATCCACGCGCTACGGCTTTGGTGATCACGTTCAGGCGGCGCAGCTCGACAAATGGGCGTTCTATGCCGCCAGCCAGTATGCCTCGGCCTTGGTGCCCAACGGCTTCGGTGGCCAAGAGCCTCGATTCTCCTGCAACATCAACATTCAGACGGCCGAGGAGGCTTACAAGCTGATCAACGACATGTGCTCGGTGTTTCGGGCCATGCCGTACTGGAGCACCGGTGCGCTCACAATCAGCCAGGACCGGCCGGCCGACTCGGCCTACCTGTTCACGCTGGCCAACGTGTCCGAGGAAGGCTTTAGCTATGCGGGCAGCAGTCGCAAGGCGCGCCCCACTGTCGCAGTGGTCAGCTATCTCGACCTGACCACGCGCGACATTGCCTACGAAGTGGTCGAAGACACCGTAGGCATCAGCAAGCACGGGGTTGTCAAAACCGAAGTGTCGGCCTTTGCCTGTACCAGTCGAGGGCAAGCCAATCGCATTGGTGAATGGCTGCTCTATTCCGAGCGCTACGAATCCGAAGTGGTCAGCTTCACTGCCTCGATCGACGCTGGTGTTGTCGTCAGGCCAGGCCAGATCATTGAGGTAAGCGATCCACTGCGCGCTGGCAGTCGCCGCGGTGGTCGCATCGTCACCGCCACCACCACGGCTGTCACGGTGGATGACGCCACCGGGCTCACTCTCGGCACGACTCCTCAGCTGTCGGTGATCCTGCCTGATGGCACTGCCCAGACCCGCACCGTCAGCAGCATCGCCGGCAAAGTCTTCACCGTCAGTTCCCCTTTCAGTGCTGCGCCGATCGCCAACAGCATCTGGATCTATCAGACCAGCGATCTGCGCACTTCGACGTGGCGCGTGCTTGCGGTGCAGGAGCAAGACGGCAGCCAGTACGCCATCAGCGCACTGGCCTACAACTCGAGTAAATACGACTACATCGAGCGCGATAAGCCGCTGCAGCTGCGCGATGCAACCAACCTGAATAACCTGCCCGCGGCACCGACCAATTTAGTAATCACGGAAGCTCTCTACAAATACCAGGACACTGTGCGTGCCAAGGTTATTGCGAGCTGGAAGCCGCGAGTCGGAGTCAACCAATACCGGGTGAGCTGGCGCAAAGACAAGGGCAACTGGAACACTGTCGATACCTTTGGCCCTGACCATGAAATCCTGAACATCACGCCAGGTGTCTTCAGCTTTGAGGTCTATTCGGTCAGCGCATCGTTGCGGCTATCAACCACGGCACTGACTGGATCCATCACGGCGCTGGGCAAGACGGCACCGCCGAGCAATGTGACCACCTTCACTGCCGTGCTTGACCCCGATCTCGGCGTCACCTTGAACTGGGATCCGATCACCGATCTCGACCTTCAGGGTTATGAGATCTGGGAAGGCACCGCTTTCGGCGTTGGCAGCAAGGTCGGTCTCTTTGCCGCTACTGCTAAAAAGATCGGGTTCCTACCAACTGGCACCACAACTTGGTACATCAAGGCACTCGACACCTCAGGCACTTACTCCCTGAGCGCCGCGAGCACATCTCTGACGATCACCGGAGCAGCGGCACCAACCACCAGTGGAAACTTCACGGGTGAACTGTTCGTTCTGGAATGGAGCAAGATCGCCGGCAGCCTGGCGACTGACTCCTACGCGATCCGCTACGGCACCACCAGCAGCACATGGGCGACGGCAACACCGCTGGCGACTACCAAGTCCACGGTCTATGGCGTGAAGGCAAGCTGGCTCGGCACACGCCGATTCTTTGTTGCAGCCGTAGACCTCAAGGGCAACGTCGGTACAGCGGGTTATTTCGACGCGATCGTGGTTGCTCCCACGCAGCCGGTGATCTCGCAGCAGGTGATCGACAACAACGTGCTGCTGAAGTGGAACGACTGCACGCAGACGCTACCGCTCGACAGCTATGAGCTACGGCGCGGCGCCACATGGGCGGCCGCTACCGTGATCGGCACCAAGAAAGGCCAGTTCACCACTGTTTTTGAGACCGCCAGCGGCAGCTACACCTACTGGCTGGCTGGCATTGACCTCGCCGGGAACTACGGCACGCCAGGCTCAGTGCTGGCGGTGGTCAACGAGCCGCCGGATTATGTGCTCGACTACGACCAAGACAGCACCTTCAGCGGCACTAAGACCAACACGCTGCTTGAGGCTGGCACGTTGGTTGTGGCTGCCAGCACCACGGAGACATGGCAGGATCACTTCACCTCCCGCGGCTGGAGCACGCTGCAAGATCAGGTGACCGCTGGCTTCCCGATCTATGCGCAGCCGTCCGCTACCAGCGGAAGCTATGTCGAAGAGATCGACTTTGGCGCTGTGCTGGCTGGCACCAAGATCACCAGCGCACTGACCTACACGGTGATCAGCGGTGCCACGACGATCACTCCGACTCTGAGCGTAAAGACCACAGCAGGTGGCGCATGGACCGACTACGCCGGTGTCGAGTCGGTGTACGCCACGAATTTTCGCTATGTAAAAGTGACCTACGCCTTTGCCAGTGCTGGCGGTGACGACGTGCTCCGCATCAGTCGGTTGAATGTGAAGCTCGACAAGAAGCTCAGAAACGATACCGGCACCGGCACCGCCAACTCAGGCGACGTGGGCGGCACAACGGTGTTGTTCAATGTGCCATTCGTGGACATCGAAGGCATCAGCGTGACCCCGAGCGGAACTACGCCCGTGATTGCGATCTATGATTTCGTGGATGTGCCCAACCCCACCAGCTTCAAGGTGCTGCTGTTTGACACGTCGGGCAACCGAGTGACCAGCGGCTTCAGCTGGCAAGCCAGAGGAACCTAAGACATGCCAAACGCCAACTGGTCTAACCCGACGCTGACGAGCACCTACACCAACTTCGTCACGGAGGTGAAGAACCGCGACGAGGATCTGGCGCTGCAGTTTGACGGCACCACTAGCACCAACCTGGTCACCAATACGATCCGGTGGGACAGCTCAGCCAACCGCTGGAAGAAGTGGAACGGCAGCAGCTGGGCGGAACTGACGGCGACCTATGCGCTGACGGCGCTGAGCACCACCGGCAACGCCTCGATCGGCGGCACGCTGGGCGTGACAGGTGGCGCAACGCTGAGCAGCACGCTGGGCGTGACGGGTGCTATCACTGGCAGCAGCACGGTGAGCGGCACGGCGCTAATCCCGACTGCTGCGACGGTGCCGACCAATGGGCTCTATCTGCCGGCTGCCAACACCGTGGCGCTAGCGGCGGCGGGCACGGGGCGGCTGTTTGTTGACAGCACCGGCCGCGTGGGAATTGGGACGGGCAGCCCTACATCTAATCTAAGCGTTGGCATTGGCAGCAACCTTTTAATCGCTACCCAAGCAGGAATTACCACTGCCGTTTCTATTGTTGGCGGTGGGTACAATAGCCAAAACAATGCTGCTTTAATTCTTTCGGGAGGACAAGCCAACGACAATCGGGTTAACTCGTGGGCAATTCAAGCACTCGCAATAGGTACTGACAACCTCGGCGTTAATGATCTTAGATTTTGCACCGGCGCCTATTCAGGTACTGCTTATGGACTGACCGAACGCCTCCGCATCGACAGCTCCGGCCGGCTGCTGGTGGGGACGTCTAGTGCTGCAAACAACTTTAGATTAGGTCAGAAGGTGAGTATTGTTGGAGTTGGTGGAGGAGCTGTTGATCATACTGGATTGGGGATTATCGGATACCATACAACAACGGCCGGAGTGGGTCCGTTTCTTGATTTCTCAAGATCACGTGGAGCAACTGATGGCGCAATGACCGTAGTCCAAGCAAATGATGTACTTGGCTACCTGACATACAGAGGAGCTGATGGCACATCATTCTTAGAAGCCGCACGAATTGACGCCTATGTAGACGGCACACCTGGCGCTAACGACATGCCAGGACGTCTGGTGTTCTCTACCACCGCCGATGGAGCGAGCGGCCCAACGGAGCGGATGCGTATCAGCTCCACCGGCGCCATCTCCACTGTTGTCCCCAGCGGCTCTACTCTTTACCCAGCGTTCAGCGCACGCGCATGGGTCAATTTCAACGGTACGGGCACCGTGGCGATTAGAGCTAGTGGGAATGTAAGCAGCATCACTGATGGCGGCGTGGGAACGTACACCGTCAACTTCACAACCGCGATGCCGGATACAGACTTTGCCGCATCGGTGACTTCACGCCGCACAAATGCTGCTGACATCAACTTTGCCGCGACTCTCAGGCCAACCGCCACGGCAGGGACAAACTATCCTTTGACTACATCAAGCTGTCAAATCTGGACCGGAACAGTCACTAACGCAACCCTGATCGACGTAGACATCTGCTGCGTCGCCATCTTTAGGTGATTCCATGACCACCCAACGCATCATCTATTCCACCCCTGAGGGCGGCATCGCCATCGTGATTCCCACTGGCGAACTGCCCATCGAAGAAGTTGCGCAAAAGGACGTGCCAGCCGGTGTGCCCTACCTGATCGTCGCTGCTGATGACATCCCATCTGATCGCACGTTCCGCGATGCCTGGGAAGCTGACTTCTCCAAGCCCGATGGCAATGGCATCGGAGCTGATGCTTATTTCGCCGCTAAGGAGGCCACACCATGACCATCACCATCAGCCTGCCCAAGGCCAAGCAGATTGCACACAATCAGCGCCGCGCTAGGCGTGAAGCTGAGCTGGCCCCGCTCGATCAGATCATTGCCAAGCAAATCCCCGGCAAGGATGCCGCTGATGCCGAGGCCAAGCGGCAGGTCATCCGCGCCCGCTACGACAAGCTCCAGGCCGACATTGACAAGGCCAAAAACCCCGAGCAGTTGAAAACAATCCTCGGCGTCGCCTAACCTTCAACCACGGAGCACCTACCCATGCCCTGCACCAAAGACGAACTGGTCACCGCAATCAACAGCTACGCCGCTGCACGTGGCACTGGTGACGCTGCACTCACCCAGATGGCCGCCGCCAAACTGACCGAGGTGGTAGACACCCTGTCCTTCTCCGAGTCTCCCGCTGAGGCTGACGACGATGGCGGTCAAGAGTAAAGTCGGCACCACTCGCGTTGAGCACCAACCCGGCCCGCCAAAGACCACACGCCAAGGCATGGGGCAGCACTCGCGCCCACGTCGCCGCGGTCGCAAGCCCCTCAGAGGGCAGGGTCGGTAGTGGACCCGCAAACCCGCGAAAACTGGCGACGCATCAAGGATGCGCTAGAGGCCGCGGGAAAGACTGAGAATCACTACTACCGTCGAGCACTTGCCATTCTCGCCGGAGGGTCCGATCCTTTCGATCGTTACGATGGGATCGAGCAAAGGCGCCCCGATGGCGGATGAGCCCAAAACCGTAGGCGGGGTCTTCGCAGCCTCCCTCCCTGCCGCACTGTCCGCAGGCATGGTCGCTATCGGCGCGCTCCTTCTTTCGATGCAGGTGCAGTCCGCACGGATTGAGGCCACCCTCGTTCAAATGGCCAAGTCCGTCGATGAGTTGAAGACCGACGCACGCGCTCAGCTTGCTGATCTCGATAAGCGTGTGCGCGCACTTGAGATGCAGCCCTAACCTAGGAATACCTCGCATGAATGCCGTGAGCCCTGAAACCGCCGCAGCTGTTGCCATCGTCATCGCTGCTGGTAGTGAACTGATCGCACTCAGCCCGCTGAAGTCCAACAGCTGGATTCAGCTGATCTTTCAGGCCGCGCGCCTGATGTTCCCCAAGCGTCGCTGACTGATGGCAAACACCACCCCGATCACGCTGGAGCAGCTGTTTCGGTTCTACCGGGGCTTGCCTCATCAGGCTGCTGCCATCCAGCAGCTGGAGCAGGATCTGGCCGTCAACGGCTATGCCGCTGCCATGCGGCGTGATCGGGCGTGGTTCAACACCTGGAGCCAAGACGGCAAGCAGGTTGACCTTTCAGGCGCCATCGCCCTCATCAAGCAGTTTGAGGGTTGCTCGCTTGATGCCTACCCTGACCCCCTCTCCGGCGGCAAGCCATACACCATCGGGTTCGGCTCGACGCGTTACAGCGACGGCCGCTGGGTGCAGAAAGGCGACAGGATCAATGCCATCGAAGCCGACATGCTGATCCGCCTAGAGGTGGATCACATCGCTGAGAAGCTCCGCGGCATCATCCCGGCATGGAACGAGATGGCGGACAACCAGAAATGTGCGCTGATCTCGTTCGCCTATAACCTCGGCTCCGACTTCTACGGCGCCAAGGGGTTTGAGACCATCAGCAAGCGGCTGCGCGACAAGAACTGGGCCGGTGTGCCTGATGCCCTGCTGCTCTACCGCAACCCCGGCACCAATGTGGAGGCCGGCCTGAAGCGGCGCCGGATCGCCGAGGGCGACCTCTGGGGCCGTGACAAGCAGACCACCGGCCCGGTCTCAGCGATGTTCACCCCCGAGTCGCCCTTCAGCTTCAAGATCACGCCCCACATCACCTACGGCGAGTTCGCGCTTGGCCAGGAGGCGCGGCGCTTTGATCGGCAAGATCAGTGCGACACGGCGCTGAAGCTGGCGCAATTCCTCGAAAAGGTGCGCGCGCAATTCGGTGGGAAGCCGGTGGTGATCACAAGCGGCTACCGCAACGCAGCCATCAATCGCGCGGTCGGTGGCGCCAGTGCCAGCGAGCACCTCTACAGCGAGCCAGGCGTGGGGGCGGTGGACTTCGTGATCGAGGGAGCGGACATGATGGCCGTGCAGCGGTGGTGCGATCAAAACTGGCCGCATTCACTGGGTTACGCGGCGCCGCGGTTTATCCACCTTGGCATCCGCCAGGGCGGACCCCGCATCAGGTGGGACTACGCCTAAGCTGCTGCCGCACATAAACGCACCGCATGGTTCTTCCTGACCACCAGATCCGCTGGTTCTGCCAAAAGCACGCGATGGTCGTGCCGTTTTCAGAGGATCAGCTCAACCCGGCCAGTTATGACGTGTTGCTCGGTGACCGGCTGATGATCGAAGTACCTGAGCACCGCGACCTACAGATCCACGGGATCGGTGGTCAAACGCAAGACGACCCGTTTTGGCTTCAACCTGGCGAGTTTGTGCTGGCGCAAACGCAGGAGATCTTCAACATCCCTGACAGCGTGGCTGCACAGTTCGTGTTGAAGTCCAGCCGCGCGCGCGAAGGACTGGAGCACCTCATGGCCGGCTTTGCGGATCCTGGCTTCCATGGGTCTGTGCTGACGCTGGAGCTGCAGAACGCTCGCCGGATGCACCCCGTCGCGCTTTGGCCCGGCATGAAGATCGGACAGCTTGTGTTCTTTGGTATGGATGGGATCCCAGATGTCAGCTACGCGGTCAAAGGGCATTACAACCGGGACGAAGCCGTAACCGCCAGCAAGGGGCACCTGTGAATCGCAAGAGTTAGCGCGTCAGCCGCGCCGCCACCAGCGCTGCAGCAGCGGCCGCGGCCTCATCCACCAGATGCGCATAGCGGGCGGTGGTGAGCGGGCTGGCGTGACCAAGCAGGCCGCCGATCTGGGGCAGGCTCAGCCCAGCGCTCACGGCCATCGAGGCGTAGGAATGGCGCGCATCGTGTGCCCGAAAATCCTTGATGCCCGCCTTGGTCATCAGCTCCTGCCACAGCTTCTGATAACCCACCAGCGGGTGGTCGCCATCGCCCTGGACGATCCAGTCGCTGTTGCTGGCGGCGCGCAGCTGCTCGAGCACCTCAAGCGCCGGCGGCGTCAGATGCACCATCCGCGGGTGGCCATCGCGGCCGGTCTTGTGGCACTCAGGCGGCACCACCAGCACGGCACTTTGCAGCCACTCCCAGCGGGCATCCTTCACCTCTGACACCCGGCAACCGGTCAGCAGCAGCAGGCGCACCAGCTGCGCGAACCGCCAGCGCATACCGGCCGCGGCGAACCCGTCAAGCGCCACCAGCAGCCGCTGCAGCTCCTCCCGCGTCAGATACCGCCGCCGCTTGCGTTCGCCGTTGCCCGGCACCTTGGCGCATGGGTTGCCCTGCCGGAGCCCCCAGAGGATCGACAGGTTGAATGCCTTGCGCAGCACCGCCAGCGTCCGGTTGGCCTGAGTGCCGCCCACTGATCGGATCAGCGCCATCACCTGCGCGGTGGTCACCTGCTGCACCTTGTGGCCGCCCAGCTCCGGGATGATGTGCGCCTCCCAGATGCTGCGGTAGCCGGCGCGGGTGGATGCACGCAGCTTGCCGTAGTGCTCCAGCTGGAGCCTGGCGTACAGGTCCGCCACCGATGGGCCGCGGCGCAGCTCCTGCCGTGCGCTGGTGGGCGCCTCACCCTTGGCGACGGCCGCCAGCAGCTTGTGCGCTTCCTCCCGCGCCAGCGTGCGGCTGACGATCGGTAGGCGGCCGATCTTGTGGTGCTGCTGCTTGCCGCCCGGCTCCCTGAAGCGGAGATACCAGGTCTCTACCCCGCTCGGCAGCTTCAGGATGCCCAGACCGGGCACCTTGGCATCAGCGATCCACTCTCTTTTCATGGCTCCTCCCATTCGCGCACCATTCGCGCAGATTTGCGCGAACGGGGCTGAAATTACGCGAACAGCAGTGAGAATGGAAGTGGGAATCGTGCGCCTGAATCAGACACTTAGGTAGATTCCGTGAACCGGCGTGAGCTGTTAAAAAGCGACTTTTAATCAGAGGGTCTCGGGTTCGATCCCCGACGGGCTCACCAAAACTCCCCCAGAAATCAACTACTTAAACAGTATTGGGTAACGCCGCCAGTCCAGTGCTGGCGGCCATTCGCGCACTATTCGCGCGCCATCGGATGCTTCAGCTCCGCCATGCGCAGCCGGTGGATTCGACCGGGTGCTTCGGCTGGGTCATCAAGCGGGACCAGGGTGTAGTCATCGCAGCCGTGCATTTCGGCGAAGTGCTGCGCGCTGATGTGGGTCGGGAATGGCCCGACGTGCCACGGCCCGATGCGGAGGATGTAGGTCATGCTGCAAGGAACAACGCGTAGATCATACCCCACATCGGGGGCACTGCAACAAGAAGCCCGGTCACACCCGCTACCGTGGCACCAGTGGCGGCCGGCCCATGCGGGCATTCATCGTCGAAATCACCGCCAAGCTGATCGTTCGATCCGACACTGACCCCGAAGAGCTGCCGGCTGACATCTACAGCCGCCTGGCCGAGTTCATCCCAAGCGAAGACGACATCCTCGACATCGAGGTCAACGCCGTCCCACTGCCGCCGGACCTTGGATCAGCACCACATTGACGAGACCCGCCTGGTCACGCGGCGCTCGGCCCGTGATCAGATCCACCTCGCCTGGAACCACCAGTGCGCCTACTGCGGTGATCCGCTCGGCCGCAGTCCGACCCTCGATCACGTCATTCCTAAGGTTCACGGCGGCCTGACCGTCCGCGAGAACCTCGTCAGCTGCTGCCTCATGTGCAACAGCCAGAAAGGCCACAAGCCCTGGACTGACTGGTATCGCGCCCAGCCTTTCTGGTCCGCGATGAACGAGTGGGCAATCGCGCGCTGGTTGGCCGGCGAATGTTAAGGTGACGGTCCATTGCTTCCAGCATTGGGCGTCCGTTGCAGGCCGGCAGCGGTGAGGTGGGTTAGGCGCGCGAGCCACCATCACCGGCCACCCTTTTCACGGCAGGATCCGCTTGCAGATGCAGAGCACCAAGCCGCAGATCAGCCAGTACATCCCGATCAGGTAGAACGCTTCAGAGAGGGTCATCGGGCTAGTAGGTGCGACAAATACAGCTCCGCCTGCCAGAGATCGGAGCTGTACCGGCAATACCCTTGAGCACAGCTGCGGTAGTACAGCTCGCCGCCATGCTCGGGCTCAAGCGTCTCGATAAAGCCTCCGTCACGCTCCGCGCGACCGATCACCACAGGCTGGCTCATACATCTCGCACCGGGCTGCGTACCGGCCACCGCTTCGCTTTGATTCTGGCAATGCCAGCGCGCAGCGTTGCTGGCTCATGTCCCACTGCAGACAGTCCCAGCACATCACTGGGCCATCAGCAGGGCGCAGTTGCACCAGAGCAGCGCGGTAGATCGACTGAGCGCGCAGCAACGCATCCGGTAGGTGGATGGTGCCAGTATCGGCCTTGATCTGCAGCTCAGGCTTTGGGCCAAGCATCACCTGCGCGTGCCAGGTACGGTCGGAGCGGCTGCACACCAGCAGCAGGCGGCCGGCGTGCAGACTGATCACTCGGATTCCCCGTAAGACGGCTGGTGATAGAGCCGCTCGAACTGCATTGACAACGGTTCCATGCGGCCGTTGGTCACAAAACAGGCGATCTCATCTGATGGATCGGCCGAGACAAACACGACCGATCGCACCCGTTCCTTCACCACCACCAGGCTGGTGCGCCGGCTACGGACCAGGATGCGCAGCGCTAGGCGCTCGAGCAGGGACAGGCTAGGTAGCAACGGCATCATTCCTCCAGTTTGCCGACCAGTCGGCGCAGATACCACATCGCCTTGGCGAGTGACTCGCCGCCACCTTTCATGCGCTCGCGCCAAACGTATTTGATCACGTTGCCTTTGCAGTAGCCGCGGAACTCCTCAGGCGTCAGAGCAGCCTCGATTGCTTCGATGCACTCAATGCTGCCCCGTTTGTAGTGGTCGGGGTTGATCGTGTCAGTCATCCATCCAGCTCCAGGCTTTGTTGCTTGCAATTCGACAGGCGTGACGGCTGCTGATCCCGAACCTGATCGCCAGCCGGCCATAGCTCCAGCCTTCACGACGGAGCTGACGCAGCTCACGCACCATGTCAGGTGTCAACACTGCCGACTTGTTCTTCGCGCCTTTCTCAAACTGCGGCGGCTGATGGGCGACGATCTTCTTCGCCTCCAACAGCATCGGGTCATCGGCTGGCACGAACTCAGCCAGCCGCTGCATCAGTGCGGCGCAGACTCCCTTGTAGTTCATCGCCACTTCTCCCCGAGCAGCTGCTGGCGGCACACCTCAATGGCCTGCTGCGCCTGCTTCTGCGCCATCACCGACTCGGTGGCATCCATCGCCAGCACCACCCGGTCGAGCAGTTCCGGGTAGTGGGTGTCACGGAAGCGTGCGCCAATCTCAAGGCAGAATTCCTCCCACAGGCCGGTGAGCGTGCCGCATGTGCGGCCGCTGCGCTCGTATAACGCATCCATCATGTCGGCGCGGCGCTGGTCTAGTTCAATGCGGTTCAGCATGGTTCGATGGCTTGGCGGATTTGGAGAAGCTCGGCGCAGAGCTGCTGGCGGTTGCGGATCCCGCAGGTGCCGCGCAGCTGGTCGATGCGGAGGTCAATCAGGCTGCGCAAGCGCTGGCGTTCATCCTGCTGCCCTTGACGGTAGGTGCCGCTGTCGGTGATCAGCGCTTCCAGCTTGGCGCGGATGGGGTCAGTCATGTCCCAACCTCAGCAGCAAGGGCAGCAGGCGCACGAAGACCGCCTTTAGGCCCAGTTCAACCGCTGCGCCGAGGGCGAGCAGCAGGGCGAGGGTGAGCAGGGCGTCAGCCATTGCCACCTTCCAGCTCGGCGGCGATGGCGAGGAG